TGGGCACCCAGTTATTTTTAACTTTGTCCCCTCCAAATGCTTATAACCTAAACAACCATCTCCACCTTTTGTTAGGTTATAATCTGGTTTAAAATAATCAATCCAATATTTTTCTCTTTCATTTAAAAGTTTTTTATCATCACCACTCTCTATTTCTTCAACTATAAAAAATTTTTCACCATACTTTCTAATTGCCGAATGGAGATATGTATGTCTTTCTTTATTTTGTCTTGATGCTCTTATATGATTCCTTAACCTTACTTCAATTTCATTTATTGTAAAACCAATGTAAATTTTATTATTTTTTAAATTGGTTATTTTGTAAATATATGCCATTTAAAATATCCACTCATACTCCTATTTATACAAAATAATACACATAAAAAGGTGGGTAAGTTTTCATTTTATTTTTATTTAGTTATACCCTGCCGTAAACTTGTGCCAGTCTATAGCATTCTTGATGGAGTAATTTCTATTCGTAATCATCTTAATGACTTCTTCAAGAAACTTAAGCATAACATCATAATATCTAATCTTCAAATCAATCTTAGACAGTCTCTCATCGGCGTCCATATACCTCTGTATGGCGTCCTTTTCTCTTACCTTATACGGAAATGGTTCTTCGGCATAGACCTCTGCTGTTGCCTTTCCTGTGTAGTAGTTATAGCGTTCCAACCTGACTCTATTATGTGTTTCTCTTGCTTTTTCACGAAGAAGAGTGATGGTATTATATAGAGTATAATATTTGGAATGAAGTTGAGGAATTTTTAGTGATTCATCGTGTAAGTTATCAGGGTCTATGACAGAATCTCTTTGCCACATTTCCTGGATTTCATCAAGGTTCATAGGGGTTGATTATTATTATCAAGGATATTATACACAGTATACTTGAAAGCTACGTCTGCTGTAAAGTACTGAATGTCTGTTTGTGTGGCATCAAACTCAAGAGAACTTAATGATACTGGAAATAAATCCTTGAATTTTACCACGGCAGTTGTGTTATAGCTACTATTCAGAATATAAAGACTTCCATCACTAAATGCTCTTTTGGGGTCTTGTGCTTGTGTTGTATCATTTACTATAGTTATTAAATCTTTATATTGCTGTGCTGTTTCTGGAAATCCAAGACCTGTCAACCAATTATGAACTGCCATATAGTTCTCCATGTTCTCATCAACCAAAAATCTTAGAGATAAATCACCATACGTAATTTTATCACCAGGAACATCAATATCTTTTAGGTATGATGGTTGGATGTTGAGAGATAATGTAATTTCTGGTATTCTTGCCGTATTGCAGAAAAAGGCAACTTTAGGTTCTTTTGCTAATGAAAACTTAAACCCAACTGGTGATAGAAAGTTTCTATTATCAATTTGGTTGGGGAAGGAGCAAGGCATTTTTATTTTTATTTAGAGTGATTTGTATATTAAGTTACTTTAGATACTTTATAACCCTTATGTTGCTTTTGCCTTCCTCTTGCCACATGCATCATATTTCCTGGGTCTAAACCTCTTTCTAAGGAATATTGGCGTAGATTTGTTATAATGACTTCTTCTCCCTCTGGTGTGATTATTTTCCAAGTTTTTTCATTTGCCTCTCTTGCTTTTTGCTTTTGGTAGTCTGTTTGTTCTTTTCCTATATTGGCATTTCTTATTTTTTCAATAGTTTCTGGTGAAAGTTTTTTACCAAGATGCTTTTGTCTATTTTTTTCTTTAGATTCTTCAGTATGTTTTTTGCCTAGTAGGGGATGAATTCTTCCTTCGGCATATCCTTTTTTTACAGACTCACTTACTTTATTTCTAACTTCTTCATTTTTCATTGGATTTTTATCTCCAGCAAATCTACTTGGATTTAGTTTGGATGGATTAAACCTTGACGACCAACCGACACCTTTATCGTTCCAGTTCATACATAAAGAATTTGATATATTTTGTTCTATTAAAAGAGTTTCTTTTTCTATTAGTTCTTTATCATTATTACAATATTCAAGTATTTCTCTCGAAAGATTTGATTTTTCTTTTATTGATTTCACCCATCTTCCACTGCCCAAATATCCATCATTTATATTTTTAGTTGAGTGCCTTCCGATATAATATTTTCCAGAAATATGTGTGGTCTTGTATATAAAATGTTGCATAAAAAAAGAGAGTCGTAAGACTCTCTTATTTATACTAGTAATCACATTAGGTTTATAACCTTACATGAGATTTGCAACTTTGACTCTCCTGTAATAAGCGTTGAGGTTGTTATTAAGAGCACCCTGACCCACGGTTGTACCTTCAGCGAATGGATTGGCGACCATGCCGTAGCGGGTCTTAAATCCGATTTTTGGTTGGAAGGTGTTCTCACCAACGGCACGAACCATTTGGAGAGGAACATAAGGGCAGTAGAATAGACCTGCGTCATAAGGAGAAGAACCCTTATAACCAACAACGTAGAACTGATTAGGAGCAACGTTTGCCGAATATGGGTCAATATAAACCTTATACTTACCTTGAAGAACGCCAGCAAAGGTATTGCCGGTATCATCAACATTCAGGTTTGCGTTGAGTGCTGGGGTGTAATCAAGAACTCCTGCCATCGCAAGTGCCGAAGCAACGTCTGCGGAGCAAAGAATCATATTACCCTTTCCTCTACGAGTTTGCTGGGCGATAGCGTTAGCATCGCGCTCGATTTGGAAGATAAGACCCTTGAACTTCTCAACCGACCAACGACCGTTGGAGTCAACGTCAAGGTCAAAAGTACCAGCAGTAGCAGTGTTTGCTTGAGCACCAGGCTTAGCAATCTTGTATACGGTTCTGATAACTTCGCGGTTGATTTCGGCAAGAATCTCAGTTGAGAGAATGTTTGCCAATTCTGCTTCAGCATTCAGACCATGAATTGCCTTGAGGTCTTGAGCGAGCTCAAGTGAATACTCAGCTTTCAGAGCACGGGACTTAGCAGTAACAGTGACTTTCTCGATTGAGAATGCCATTTCGTTGAATGCATTGCCATCACCAAGTGCTTCTGAATCGCCAGTATTCATACCGGTGGAAACGTTGTAGGTTCCTGCGGTTGGAGTATCGTTCAGAACGCTTGGGTTGGTTCCTGACTGAGCAGCAGTAGTACCGAAACCGACGTTACCTGATACAAGGTTGTTGGTAGCACTCTGAGCAGAGAATCTTGTGTCTGCTTCGTCAAAGAATGCTTCAGTTCCAGACTGACTGGTGTAACGTGAACGCATCGCAAAGATGAGTCCAGTAGGTCCGTTCATTGGTTGAACGCCACACAGGTCATAAGCAATCAGATTAGGCATCGAGCGTCTGATTAACGAAATCAGAACGGGGTCGAAACCAGCTGTAGGTCCAGCATTAAATCCTTGAGCACTGCCACCAAATCCACCGGAAGCACCAGCAGCATTGCCAGAGTTGGTTGGAGATTCGTAGAGGAAGTCACGCTCTTCGCGGAGTTCTCTCTCTTGGTTTTCTAGCAGGATAGCGGTTACAGATCTGCGATGTGCATCTTTGATCTGATCCATTCCGGAATAATCCAGAATTGGTGCCCACTTCTCCTGCAAATATTCTGCGTTGAACATTTGCATTTGTTTTACCTTGTTAAAAGTTTTTGTTTGATTGTTTATTATTTAAAAAATCACAGTTTGGCGACTCTTCCCAGAGTCTGAAGGTATGTTGCCATTCTTCCATCAACTTGTGGTTGTTGGGACTGGACATCAGTACTTTCGGATAAGGTTTCAGAGTCATCTCTTTGAGCACTAGTATATGTTGGGAAATAAGATTCCCTCAGAGTTACCAGTTTCTCACGATAGTTTGCTTCACTATCAAACTCAACATTTTCGGCAAGAGAAGCGAGTTTGTCCTTCTGAGAAAGTGCAAGACCCTCAGCGACATCTGCAAAAATTACATCGGCAACCGACTCTGCTAATCTTCTGTTCAGAGCAACATTTCTTTGAATTTGCTCGTTGAGTTTTCCTTCCATTTCATCAAGTTTATCTACCATACTCTCGATTACATCATATCTATCTTCAGGGATTGAAACATAATGATCTTCAAAAAGACCTCTCATTCCTTGGATGAATGATTCGGT